CTTTGATATGCTGTTGCTACATCTTTACCTATATACGGCATCAGGTTATCTCCATGATAGATATAGTAATATCACTAGCACCTGATGCAGTAAGTGTAATTTCGTCAGTGTCTTCTAATACTATTTTATTTCCTGCTAATAACTCAAGAGATGAACCAGCAGGTACTGGTGCATTTTTAATCAAATGTACTGTATTATTAGCACCACTATTAGTTCCACTGTGTGTTCTACTTGCTGTATCTGATACAAGTTTAATTGACACTGTAACTTGACTTGTTGTTGTGTTAGCAACCATAACCCCTAATAGTATTGTTGCTACAACTGAACCACCTGCAACATAGATTTGTTCTTCAGATGTTATTCCTGCTGCTGTAACTGTTTTAAATGTATTTGCCATATTTTATCCTAACGCTATTGCTAATGCTGTTGCTTCGTCAGCAATGACTGTGTTTAATGCAGTGCCATTTACAGTAATAGCATCTGCTTCTAATGTTCCATCTATATCAGCGTCACCACTAATATCTAAACTTGTTGCATCTACTTCTCCTGCAACAGTCAATACACCACTAGCCACAGTCATTAAATCTGTATCACCAGTATGTCCAATTGTTGATCCGTTTATAATTACGTTATCAACTGTAAGTGTGGTGAGCGTTCCTAAAGATGTTACGTTAGATTGAGCTGCAGTTTGTAATGTACCTGCTAATTGTGTCGCTGTTAGTCTTCCTGTGCTTGGGTTATATGTTAAGTTACCATCCATTTCCAAACCAACATTACCTGTGCTTGAAGTTGCACCTTCTACAAAAGTAATCAGATTTTCTTCATTGGTGCTTTCATTGTCAGTTACTAAAACATGAGCAGAGTTTGTAGCATCAGTCACTGTTGTTCCTGCAATAACTGTCGCTAAAGCAGTGCCACCTACTGTGATTGCATCTGCTTCTAGTGTTCCGTCAAAGTCACCATCAACGGCATCTATGTTACCTTTAAATACTGTTGCTGATACAGTTCCTGTGCTAGGATTATAAGTTAAATCACCATCACTCTCTAATCCTATATTACCACCATCTACATCGCCACCTGCCGTAAAAACAACTGCATTTTCTTCGTTTGTACTTTCATTGTCACTAATTGTTACAGTTGTCGCTACTGCTGCTGTCGTTGCATTTGTTACTGTCACTCCTGCAATCACAGTGTTGAGTGCTGTTCCACCGACAGTTATTGCATCAGCTTCTAATGTACCGTCAATATCTGCATCGCCACTAATATCTAGTGAACTAGCTTCTATTTCTCCACTTGCTTTAAATATTACATTATCACCACCTGACACTTCAAAAATAATTTGATTATCCGTGCCAAACTTTATTCTGTTATCTGCATCTCTACCTATTTCTAAACTTGTGTTAACCAAAGATGTAATACCAGTTTGAGCAGCATTAACAGTAAAAGTTAAATCATAAGGATCGCCATCTGAACCAGTAGAAATGTCTGTCCAGTTTATATCTAAACCACCACCTTCTACAAACTTGACTTCACTATCTTTAGTAATCTGTACTTCTGTACCATCACCATCTTCTAAAACAAACTGCATATCAGCTTTTTGAGCATCAACATAAGCCTTGATTGACTGTTGAGTGGCTAAATGTGTAGCTGAGTCAGAAGTCATATCGTCTTCGTCTTTTATGGCTGTGCCACTTACGCCAGTGTTTAGAACTGGTGAGGTTAAGGTTTTATTAGTTAAAGTATCTGTTGTTCCTGTTCCTACAAGAGTTGTTGTTGAACCTGCTGATATTGCTGGAAAACTAATTAATCCTTCAGTATGATTTACAACATTAGACCCAAGAACGATTGCATGATTACCCATGTAAGCATGGCTTGAACATTGATAATATAATATGTTTGGAGTATCTTCATTTACTGCTATTTGTAGATAGGTGCTAGTTGTTGTAACACCTGTAGTATATGCTGTAGTTTTATCTGCATCCAAATAAAGTCTAAATGGATGACTTGACATATCACTTGAGCTAAGAGTAAATCTATAATAATACTCTGAGTTAGATGTTACATTATCAACACCATGTAATGTCAAAGCAGGAGACTCAACACCATTTATAAAGTAAGCATTACTGCTTCCGTCTCCGTGATATGGATGTGCTGCTGTTTTACTTCCTACTGTAACTGTAAATTCTACAGGTGATGAAGAACTTCCATATATGCCTGCGTGTGTATCAGCAGAACTAACTCCTGCATTGATAACATCTTGTCCACCAACGTTAAGATCACTAGCTAGTGTTCCAAGACTAGTTAAACTAGATGCTGTCACTCCTGAATTAAGTGTGTTACCTGTTAATGTTCCTGCCGCAGCAGTTACAGTTATGTTTCCTGTTCCATCAAAACTTGTGCCATTTATTGTTCTGCCTGTTTCTAAAGCAGTAGCTGTCGCAGCGTTGCCTGTTGTTGAACCTGAACTTCCACTTGTATTTCCTGTTACATTGCCAGTTATATTACCTACAAATGTTCCATTTATATTATTACTTGCATCTTCAAAAACTGCTTTGTCAGCAGGGTAAGTCATAAAAATACTTCTTGTACCAGATGACCAGTTTACTTCATTGTTAGAGTTAGAACTAGCTAATATGGTTGTCCTAGCTAATGTAGTTCCAGAAGAAGTAAACGTACCTAAACCAACTTCAAAGTCAGTGTTGTCTGTACAGACATAATACGTTGTATCTGAGTTACTAAGGTTAGCAGTAAAAGTTTCAAACCCACTTACTGCACCAGCTAACGTATATGTTCCAGTGCCTGTAGTAGTTGTGGTTTCTTTAACTCTATCCTTTATTACTAAAGCCATTACTTCAACTCAATACTCAAGTTTGTTGCGTTAATTCTAAATATATCGCCCTCTGCTAATGTCTTACTTGCATCTAGTTCTCCAACAAACAATATGTTACCACTTGAACTTGCATCTACAATAAATACATGAGTTATTGTTTGTGTTCCACTATCTGTCTTAGCTGGAAAATCAATTGCACTTGTGTTCTTGGCTGTCTGTGTATCTGTTGAGTCAGCACCTATTGTTGTCCAACTTGCTGCTGCTACTTGTTGCCTAGCATATCCACCAAAACTTGCTTCTGTTAATGAACCTGTTTCAGCTGCAGATACTGCTGTTGCTAGTCCAACATAAATACTGTCTCCTGGACTTGAGAAACTTAACGAGTTGTTCTTGAAGATGTAATGTAATAATCTTCTTTCTAAATAGTTAGTTGCTGCATTTGAGGTTGCCATAATTTATCTCCTATGTCCTTGCTCTTCTAGGTAATCCTTGCCTGTAAGCATCAGCATTTTCCCTAGCCTCACCTAAATCTTTTAATCTCATTAATTCTTCATTAAATCTTTTTTCATACATAACTAAAACGTCTTGCTCACCCTTCATAAAAATATAAGCTTCATATAAGGCTCCATATAACATAGCATTTCGTGCATTTGTGCTCAACCATGTTGTTGTAGTGTCACTTGATATGGCAGATATGGCAGAGGAAGCACCTGTTGTACCACCTGTTATTGTTTCACCGTTTGTAAATGCAGTTGTTGGAACAACAATAGTTATTTGGTTTGTGCCATCGTTTTTACTGTTAATCGTAGCTGTAGCGCCACTACTAGCTCCAGTAATTGTTTCATTAACTGCAAAACTACTTGTAGACCCTACAGTTAAAACAATTGTACTATCAGCTAAACTTGTTGGTCTGTAATAATAATGTAGTTCTACACCGAAGTTACTATTCGGTGTTGGTGCAAGTATAAAATTATCTACATCAAACCTTGCATAATATTTAGGTACACCGGTTGTAGAACTATTGGGGTTGTATTCTTGTATAAAGTTTACATCTTTTTCTAACAAAAACTCTATGTTACTTGAGTTTGTTACAGATAAACTAAAAGAGGCTAGGTAATCACTAGGAACAGACAAAAATCTATCTGAGGAAGTTGTCGCACTTGTTACATTTTTACGAAATACTTCAAAATCAATTGATTTAAAAATCCTGTTTTCAGTTGCTCTGATAAACTCTCTTAAATTATTTACAAAAGTAGTTTCCGTATTTTCACTGTAATCTTGTATAGCACTTTTAAGTGTTGTTAAAGTATAACTCATTTAGCTCTCCAACGTCACTGGTCCAGCAGAGGCTATCGCGCCCCCACCTTTAATAGAACCGGATACAGCCGTTCCTGAAACAGATATCGTGTAATTATTTTCATTAACAATGCTTACTATGGTAAACCCAGAAGAGTTTTCCATAGCAGAGCTTGTTATTCCATCGAAAGGTGCAACATTTCTAAATCTAACAGAACTTGAAACAGCTCTTCCATGAGCATGCTCTTGCACTGTAATTGTTGTTGGGTTTTCACTCGCAGTTCCTGTGGTAAAAGGATTAAGTCTTAATAAAACTTCAACAGCTGGTTCTGTTCTTGGTGGTCTAGCATCTCTCAAAGCTTGTGCATCGGCTTTTTTCGGTCTTGGATTTAACTGCGGGTGTTTTGATTCAAACTCTGATTTTGCTACTACAGAACCATTCCATTCTCTTACTTTATGTTTATATGGAAATTTTAAACCACTTCTATCCGATATAAAAAAAGCATTTTTTCCTGAAGAAAAACTCATTACCCCACCTTATAATAATCCATTGTTGGTTTTATATTGAAAGAAGATCTATCCCTGTCTTCTGCCATAGCTCTATCAAATTCTTCTTCATATACACTTTTTAACAATTGTATCCTATCAGGAGCTCTTTTCATAGAAAGGTAATAAGCTAGACCCGCCGTTAAACAAGGGTAAAATCTAAAAGGAACTTCAATAGTATCTTGGTTTGTATCTGCATCGTTTATGCGAGTAAGTGCATCGTATCGAATAACATCTGTGCTGTTTTCAGGCGCAGGCCATATTTTTAAATTTGGTGTTATTTGCCTATCAAGAAAAAATTGAGTGGGTCTACCTGTACTTGTTTTAGTTGGTATTGCTAAATAAACGTCCCTGCTAATTCTTGTCATATTGAAATCAGTGCCGCTTCTTCTAACCACAACCGAAAGAATATCAATAACATCTGTTCCTAGATCGTATTCAGTATCATCTGCAGTTACAGTTTGTGTTCTTTGTTCAATTGTCCATTGGTTAAGTCCACGATTAGCCCATTCAGCTAACATTAAATTAAGGGACCTTCTTGCAGTCTTTAAATCATAACCTGTTCTTACTTCTAAACCACAGCGTTCAAATGCTTCTTCTATATATTCGTCAACTGCAAGCTCAAAATTAGTTGATCCAGATAAAGCCATTTATTCCTCGTTGTACAAATTATCAAAAATTTTATTTACGTCTAGTGTATAGTCTAAATCAGATTTGGAGTAATGTATATACTGCGAAGGTAAAAAATCCGGTGCTCCTTGTCCTGTTTCAAACCATGCTGGATGTGTAACACGAACTCTGTTGTTTGGCAATGCTACAAGATTACCTGTCCATTCTCCTGCATCTAATAAATACATTACATGACTTTGTTTATGCTGTGCTGGATCATCTGCTATTTCACTTTCAGAATAATCTACAGTAAACAGGTATTTTGCAGGATAAAAATTACCGCCTATTTTAGCCATCCAGGGGCAAGGTGTGGCTCTATCTAAAGTATAAACAGCATGAGTGTAGGAAGAACAATCCCATGGTTGTGCATCATGTACAGCCATAGGGTCAGGCCACTCATCTACAACTATATCAGCCATGAGAGCTGTTATGGGCATTCTTGCCCACATAGCACCCCCGTGAACGTTTGGGTTTTTTGTACCATCCGTTTCACAACCTGTGAAAATAAGTTGAAAACTAAGACAACGATTAGGAATAGTTGTAACAGCAATAGCCATGGCATGTAAAAAATCTCCATGATACTTTTGATGATTACAAGTATATTCCCTTCTTACCCAACATTTAAAATGTGGAATATTACTTTGTAGATAGGGCATTATCTTCTGCTTTTAGCAGCTCCACCTTTTTTCATCATTTTCTTTCGCATAGCACCACCACCCATCATTTTTTTAGGTGTTACCTTACCGCCGGCTTTGTAACCTTTTTTTCTCATGGCGCCGCCTGCCATCATTTTTTTAGGAGCAGCTTTTTTTGCTTTAATAGATTTAATAGCTCCACCTAATTTATAACCTTTTTTCTTCACAGCTCCACCGGCTTTATAACCTTTTTTCTTTGCGGGTCCGCCTTTTTTCATAAAACCCATTTTATTACGAACTGCTGTCGGTAATTTTTTTAAACCTTTATTTTTAGCAGGTACTTTTTTCATAGCCATAATTTTCTCCTTATTTAAACCAACTTAAAATTAAATTAGCAAGAACTCCAATAGCTCCTGCTACACCCATCATAACCCAAAAAGCACCTCTCCATCGACTGGCTGTTTCTCTAAGTTGAACCATGTCTGAGCGCACTTCTTTCATGTCTTCTTGAAGGGCCTCGACACGTTCTTCCAAACGTGCTAAGGCAACTTCAAGTTTATGTTCTGTTTTTTGGGCCATCCTCAAAATTCTTTTTTCAAGTAAAGTATAATAGTATAGGTGTCACCACTACTGTGACCCACAGTAGTAAACTTAATGTCACCTGTTTTACCTGAACCAGCATTGTTAGTTAAACCGCCAAAAGAGGTATAATCGTGATAACCAGATTGATTTTCACCTAACTGTATTGCTAAAACATCTGAAGTAGCATCAAATAAAATACTTACTTTCATTCCTGTACATTGCCACCATATTTTTTGTATGGTAGCTCCTGTACAAGCTACTCCATTTGCATTTGAGGCTAGACCACTAACATCAACTTTAGTGACAGCACTTTCACCAGTGCCATCACTTACGTTTGTTAATTTGATTACAGCATATTTAGGACCGTCATCAATAGTTTGACTTGCTACTGTATCAGCCATTTTGTCCTCCTAATTTATGCTTCGTAACCAAATAATTCGATTAACAACTTACCTGCTGTATAATCAGCATCTGTCGTATCGCCAAGAGTTAAATATAAAAACTCATCTGCTGCAGGAACCGCTGCAAATATACCAACTTTACCTAATGTTGAATCGCCGTTGTTAAGTAACAAAGTTTCCGACAAACTAGATATAGCTCCGTCTTCAACGCCTGTTCCCTCTGTAGCAGAGTGTACGTTGATGTCAGGGTCACCGCCAGCAGGTGCTTCAAAACAAGTCATACGACCTGCTAATATTGTACCATTTCTAGCTGCTGTAATCTGTCCAATGTGGCACACATTTGATGTGCCGTTTACACCAATGATATCTCCTGATGCAGTTGATCTTAATCCTGTTAAGTCAATTAGAATGCTTGTTTTTATAATTCCACCCTCTCTGATCACAGAACTTCTATAAATAGTTCCTGTTCCTCCAGTGATACCTGTGCCCGCTTCTGTGGCTAAAGTATTAGCATCAAAAGACGCTACACCGGTTGAACTTATGCTTGAAAGAGTTGTAAAGGTACCAGTTGTTGAACTTTTACTTACAGAAGTAAAGCCTCCTTCAGAACGAACTGGACCTGAAAAAGTTGTATTAGCCATGTCATTTCTCCTTGTCGTGGCAAATGTCTACATTATTGTAGTCAAGGTTTTCTAAACTATATAATAAAAAAGGGCGACTAGCAAGCCGCCCTTTTACACTTGTTAACTTTTTTATTTAAGCACCCGCTGTACCAAACACACAACGCCAGTCAGATACACCAAAAGAGTATCTTTCCCTTGCTTTAAATCTCATATTTCCTGTGTCAAAATCGCCTTCCATGGCTGTTTTGATTGGGCTTCTGTTAAACAATTTAAAACCATTTGGTGCGTCAGTCTTGATAAAAAACGCATCAGTGTCTGTCAAAAAGTGATTGACAGAAGCACCTTGTGGAAGCATTCCCATGCTTCTTAATGCATTAACATCATTGTCAGCAGTTGCAGTTCTAAGGTTTGTCGCCATTAATCTTTCCGCAATAAACTGTAGTTCTTTTGGAATAATTAATTTTGTACCTCTAATTGCAACTTTTAAACCACGCTCATCTGTAATCCCAGATATATCAATAAGCATTTGCTCAAGAGAAGTTTCGTTAAGATCCGCAGGAGTGCTTAACTGATTTCTCTGATTACCGCTTAATGATGGGTGTGCAGATGAACATAAAGCAGCACCGTCACCAATTGGTGATGATGTGCTAAAAGCGTTATTTAAAATTGCCGCAGCTTTGATTTGCTTTGTCTGTGCCATAGATCTCGCTAAAGCTTTAGTATAGCGTGACGCTAATCTGTCATACAAATTATCTTCAATTGCTTCTTCCGTAATAGAGAAAGCTAATGCAATTGTTTCCATTGAATAACGAGCTGTATACGTTTCTTGTGCAGAGTCAAAGGTTATAGATGAACCTTCTTCTTTGACAGGAGCCGTAGTAAAGCCTGCAAGCATAACCTCTTCTTCAAACGCTCTATCTGAAGTTTCTTCATCAAAAATCTCAGAATGCTCGTTTTCATATCGGTCATACTCAAGTCCGAATAGCGCGTTTAATCCCGGCTCTAGCTCTTTCGCTAGTTGTGCTCTAGATATTGCCATTTACACTCTCCTATATACCAGTTGTCGCGTAAGTACCAACTGCAATAGTAGTACCGCTGTTAAAGTGACCGTTAAGCCTAACAATATATTGATGCCCGACTGCAGAGTAATCTGCGTTTGCAGGATCATCTAAAAGACCCACAATTCTTACATCAAGTGTATTTGTTGTGGCTGCTGAACTAATATCTAACATATCGGAAGATTTACCAGTATTTGTGCTACCGTTGTTGACGCTTGCCATATCACAATTAACAAAAACGTCAGCTAAAGCAGTCGCTCTATCTGTATTAGTTCCATCAGCAACAACTTTAAACAATTGCATAGGATTATCATGTACGAAAGCTTTGACAGGAAAATTAGTGTCAACGCTAACGCTGTTTGAACCGGGCCAGTAGTTCAAGAAAGTAGTCTTCTTGGTTGTTGAGTCCACATACTCTACTCCACTCAATACACCTAGAGGAGCAATCGCTTGATCTGATATTATGATTGTTCCTGAAGCGGCTGGAACCACAATTCCGCCGTTGTATATAGCTGTTGTATAGTTATTTGCAATCTCATACTGAGTTGTACCGTTATTATGTACAGCACTACCCACTAAACCAATTGGTTGAAGACCATAGCCACCAGTTAAAGTGTTTGCCATTTTTTATTGTCTCCTTATTAAATAGCAGATGATCATTTTTTAGGACCACCAAAGGTTACTCTTGATTGACGATCAGGTTTGCTAATCGTCATGCTTGAATGAGAATTTTCTCGCATCATATCAGAATCAACAGCATCCATTTGATCTTGAGTTTTTTCACGAAAATACTCATTTCTCTCTTGAACTGTTTCTTCCGGTATTCTTGCAAGGACTAGACCACCCTGTCCAAAAACACCTGTATATTTGCCTGATTCAATAACCGGAGCTTCAAAATCCGGATATTCATCTTTACGAACTAATTCATAACCTTCACGCAATCTAGAAGAAATATTCTTCGTATCGTCAAAGCCACGAACTTCGGATCGTATCCATCTATGCCGATAACCATCGGGCGCAGGCGGTGCTTCTAGTATTGACGGCGGTGCCCAAGGCTTACGCCGCGTTTGCTTGTTTCTAGTCTTATTAGCGCGAGGAGTTCGATCTACGCCGTTCACATCTATTTCTGTAATTGTTTCTGACATTTATTTACTCCTTAACGTATTTTGCATATTCTTCAAGTGGAACTCCCAGCTTATTTGCCATTGCAACCTGACTGGAGGATAACTTGACTCTTCTTTTGCGCCCACTTCCTTTAGCGGTTCTTGTAACGGAAGCTACATTTTGGGCGGGTCTTCTGCTTCCGTTTCCGTTATTGCCAAGCTTATGTGGAAATTCTGTCCTCATTCGCTCGTCTAATTCATTATAGTACTCATCTGTTCGCGGGTCAAACCCTTCTTCTTCAATTAATTTTTTATGAATACCAAAAGCTGCGTAAGTCATTGCATCATCTTGACCAAACCACTCGTTCTCTTTTGCCCAGTCTTCTGCTTTTGGATCAGGCTTTTGCTGTGGTTGGGGCTGTGGTTGGGGCTGTTGCACTTCTTGAGCAACCTCCTGACCTTTTTCTTCTTCGGGCTGTTGTGCTTTTGCTAAACGAACACGTTCCTTTGCTACAGACAGCTCAGAAAGTTTCTTTTGAGCTTCGATTGTTGCATCTGTGTCTCCAGCGTTCATAGCCTGTCTTAGAGACGCTTCAGCGGACGCTAATTCGCTGTCCACTCTTTGAGAGTACTCAGTAACATATCCTTGGTCTAAAGTCTTTAAACGGCCTTTAAGACTATCTGCTTCCTGTTTTACTTTTTTAGCATAATCGATAGCAGCTTGTTCTCGCCTTTCTGCTTCACGCATTTTTTTAGTAAGGCGATCAATACGTTTTTTCGATTCGGATACTGTTTGCTCTTGCTCATTATCCTGCTCAGTCTCAACATCAGAGGTAACTTCTTCCTTGTTGCCTTTTTCATCAACCTCTACCTCTATGCTTTCTTGTCTTGGTTCTACTTCTAGATCTAATTCAGCTTGTTGTTCTGCCATTTTGTCCTCAATGTAATATATCTTCGGGGTTTATTATTGTTGCTAATATTTCATCATCATTTAATATTTTTACTTCGCCACCATCTATTTTAAAGCGAGAGCCTGAATAACGTGCAAATATTACCCAATCTTTTTCTTGACACCACGGTCCTGTTTCAAACTTTGTCTTATCTTTGTAGGCTAAAGGCCCCATTTTTAAAACATATCCCACTTGTGTAGAAATTTGGTTTTCGTCAACAACCTTGTCCGGAAGTATTACGCCACCCTCTGTTTTACCTTTACCTTTGTAGGGCAATACTAATAGTCGCCATCCTGTTGGTGTAGGCATTCTTTCCAATAAGGGTTTTTGTATGAGTTTTGGATCTAAAACTAGATCATTTGAATTTATATATGCGGGCTTAATATCTACCGCTGAAGATTTATTCATCTATCCGCTCCTGTTTATTTAGCAGGCTCTTGAGTTCCTGTTCAATATATTCTAAAGAACTTAGGTTTCCCATTAGTTCTTTGTAGTGTTCCATGTTCTTTACACCATCACTTGATAATATGTCAAGCACATGAGAACGTCTATCGTTAATTATTTTATTAACGTGTTCTAAAAAATGATAAGTTTCGCTCATTACTTCTTTTTGTAACCTTTTGATTTTTTATTTTTAACAATTGATCCTAATGTTTTAGCTTGTGAAGCATGTAGCTTAGATGCTTTTTTCAAGCCTTTAATTACTTTTTTTATTTTTCTTGCAGCCATTATTTTCCCTTTTTGTTAATCATTTGCAGCCCTTGTTTACCGAACCTATAACCGAAGCTGCTTCCTATTATAATATACAACATGTTGGCGAACCAATTTGGAGTTGATTCCTCTAAAAATATAAACCCTTCTTTAACAAATGGTTGTGTCCAAGGCAAAAATGAAGCCACAAGGATTGCCCCAAAAATAAGTGACCAAAATTCGTCCTTCCAACTTTCACCCATTTGATTTGTGAGAGCCTGTTCATTAAGAAAACTAGATGTTGCTTCTGTCTCGTAGACCTTCGCTTCCGCTCTAGCTTTAGCTACTTTTACTTCTGTTTCGGCTTTTGCTTTATCAACACGGCCTTGTAACCACGTTCCGGCAAGAGAACTTATAGGTCCTATTATACTTCCCAGTCCTAACATATTAACTCCTTATTTGGTGAGGAAGGCAGGCACCCCTGCGAACCCTCCTCGTAACTTAACATTTCCATCTTCTTCTAGCTTGTCGTATTCTTGAATTAGGATCATTTCTTGTTTTTGCAGAACTTCTTTTTAATTGACCTAATGATCTTGCACAGTATGATTTACGTCTTTTAGCTGCTTTACTTCCTGGTTTAACTTTACCTGTTACCGCTGTTTTTAATTTACTTCCGGGATTTTCTCTACGATAACGAGCAACACCTGCCTTAGTCATACCCGCACCCGATTTTGTAGAACGGTAGTATTTTTTAGTTTTTGGTGGTTGCTTATCTGATTTTCGTGCCATTACGCTCTCTTTGTCTTTCTCATGGACTTACGTTTACGCCCTGAAGCTGTAACAGACCATTTTACTTTAGCTGATCCTGTTTTTTTACGCGCTTCTGACTTTGATATTCTACCAGCAACGGCGGCAGGTCTGCAAGCAGGATATGGTCTTTTCTTTTTTTCTTTGCCAGATCGACCGCATTTTTTTCCAGTTTTGACATCACGCCAATCCTCTTTAAACCACTTAGTCAATCCACCTTGGGGTTTAGCCATTATGAATAAGTCCCGCCTCTTTTCTTATATGTTTTAACAAGCCATGCATTTGCATACGCACTAGGGTACACATCAAATTTACGTTTTGCTTCTGACTTTACCCTTGAATACAGTGCTTTGTTCTTTGGCGTTGCTTTACCGCCACCTGATTTAGGTTTTCTAAATTTTTTTACAGCCATAATTACCCCTTTATTGTTTTAGTAATCCATAAAAATATTGCATATACAGCTAAACCATATACTGTTGCAATCCCAATATCAACCAAGTGCTCGCGCATATGATAGATAAACTGTATGCCAGCTTCGACATCACTGCCACCACCTTCGCTAACATTAATAGTTTTAGTAAAATTTTCTACATCACTAACTGTTTGTTCTATCACTCTTTTTTCTCATTGTTATTAGGAACAGATTTAGGAACGCAGTAAGCTTTGACCCAAATTTTACTATCTCCAGCGAGGGATAAGTCATAGTTTTGTGACCTAAGCTTTGATGCAATTCTAAGACACGAATCCAAATCACTGAAATAAACCGATTCTTGTACAGTGCCAGATAAAAACACTAATAAAACCCATGTCATTTACCATTTTCTCTTGACCGCGTAAAAGCTGTAGCTCCCATAAATACAGATACTATACCTAAATTTGCTACAATATAGGTAGAAAGTAGAGCAGTAATTGTTTCTACCCTTGTGTCCGGAATAACGGGCGACATGGCTAAAACAATCAATATGATCGATGAAATAGATGATACCCAGCATATCATGCGTTGTTGATCCTGCATTTTATCGTTGTTTTCTAAACGAATAATGCGTTCTTCGCGTGCAATTTCTTCATCTGTTACGATTCCATCGCCATCAAGGTCATGTTTTAGGTATTTACTGTCCTTTTGTAGCGTTTTTTTAGCCATTACACGCCTAAATAGTCACCGCCACGCTTTGCTGCACCCATTCCAAGGGCTTTTTTCTTTTTTAAAGGCCCTTTTGGTACAGAAACCTGTTTTAACTTGTAGCTTTGGTCGTCATTTATCATTTTTGCCTTAGCTTTTCCGGTAACGATACGAACTTTGCTCATTGTCCACTCCTTTGTTTAACTTGTTGTTTCATAATTTCTCTTTCTCTCGCGGCATCAATACGATCACCCGTCATATTTTCCTGACTTTGTATCCTTTCGCGTGAAATAGCGCCTGATTGGTCAATTTGTTTGTTGCGTAACTCTAAATCAACTTGATCTCTCTGCATTTCAGCCTGATCTTTCTGAGCTCTTAGTTGTAACTCCTGCTGTTTTAACTCAACAACAGGGTCAGGAGCTCCTGCACCGCTTAACTGCTGGCTAAGTTGCTGAACCTGCTGCAATCCTTCCGCTACATACTGAGCAGTAAGAGACTCCATTGTCAGAATTTCTTCTTGGGACGGCCCCGCTTGCGCTTGGGCTCCTCCTTTTTCAGTAATTTCAGCCATAGCCCGTTCTTGAGCTTGGATTTTAACGTGTTCCATAACGTGTTTTTGTAATGCAACGGCAACCGGAGGCGTTCCACTAACTGTAGGCGAACCGCCAAAAACCAAATGGGCCATGATATGCGCTTGATGGTTCTGTCCTTGAAAGGCCACAAGGGGGGCTTGATCCAATACATCCATATTCTCCTGTGCTGGGTCTTTCGGTACAGGCTCCTGAGAAACGGGCGGCTTGAGATATTTGTCAATACTTCTAACTCCCAACGCTTCATACATATCACGATAAACCTCATACATATTATGCATTTCAGGAGCTTGTGCTGCTAACTGCATCTGTGTCTGGGCAAGCGCGATACGTTGTGCCTGACTAAAGACATTTGGATTGGACACGGGAATGATATCTACACGATCATCAAAATCCTGTGCTTTAACGCTTGTCTCCGCTCCCTCTATTGCATAAGGGTATTCCGGAGGTAAGCTATCCGCCATAACTTTAGAAAGTAATTTAAATTCCATACGCATTGCGTAATGCAAGCGTTTGTGTACAGCAGACATGACCCGTGAGCCCTGTTCCATCATTGCTATGGTTGTACCCACGGCTGCCTGTTGATTACCATCTCCTACTTTTAAATCTGTAATTGTTGCGAATCGTTGTCCTGCTTGAACAACAAAACCTAATAGTTGAAATAATGTTGAGTCAGGTCCCTTGAACGGTAACGGCATAAGCGAGTCCCGTATGGCACCACCAGGTGCATCTACGTCTCTAAACTCTCCGGGCTGTATAGGATCCTCATCGTCCCTGATCCGTAAACCACGGGCCTTGAAACCTGCTGGTAGATTAGATAGCGTACCTGCATCAATCAACTGTCTTAGAGCGGCGGTCGCGGTCCGTGACAAACCACCAATTGTATGTATCAAACCTAAACCATAAAACCCAAATCCCGGCAAAAATTTGTAATGTACAAAATATTGTATTTTTTTCTTTTGAGGATCTGCTTCTGCATAGTTTCTACGAATCGCCAGTATCTCTCCATTATCCTGACTGATTGTTACAATATAAGGTATCTTGATACCGGTAGGCTCTCCGTCTTTGCCTACATCTTCGTATCCATCAAGATCCAAATCAACATGACACTCAAGCAGTGTGCAGTCATAATCTATCTGTGACGGTTCCATACCGCTCAACTCGTTTATTTCCTGTGATAGAGAACTGCTACCACCCTGTTGCGGCAGCACCGGTATATCCAAATAGAAACCAGATACCTGTTGTTTGCGTAGTTCGTTTAAATTTATTTTTACAACATGTGTTATATTGGGACAGGTTTCCAAATCGTTTGCTTCGTAAGGCACAATAAGATTTTCTGCCGGCACAAACTTACTGACAGCCCTGTCGAGGGCCCCGTCATAGTACACCTTCTTGAAGGTAGATCCTGCCAGCGGCAAATAGAAAAGCATCTGGTCAAACTCAGGTGTATATTCCTCCATTACGTTTGTAATGTAGTAGTTCATAAAATCTTTTACACGCTGCGACTGGTCTTCTGTCTGTCTGGTGGTTGCTCCAACAATACTTGTTCTTACCGGACCGCCTGCTGGAAGTAGTTCATTAAATGCCTGTGCCTGAAACTGTACTGCAGCTTCTGCAAGTAAAGGATGCGTAACGCCCGTGGCTCCGTTAAAAGGCTCTGAGCGTTCACTGTAATTAAAACCAAGAAGCTCTAAACCGTTTGCAAATGCATCTTCCCATTCCTGCCGGCTGCTTTTATTTGCTTCGTATTCTGACATCAGCTCACCAGCTAAACGGCTCAATTCCTGATTAGACATGCTTTCTGCCAGATTACTGTAGAAATCCTGTGGTGCTGATTCGGCAGCCGTGGCTACCGGGTCGAAATCTATGACAGCTCCACCATCGTCCTCCATCTCAACTTCTATTTCACCAACTTCTTTTGGTTCCATGCTTCCCGGAAGTTCTAGTTCTATTTCTGCTTCTAGGTCTTCGGGATCAAGTTGTGCTGGGACATTTCTGTCCATCAGACTAATGGGTGGTTTGGCCATCTAATTTTACCTCTGATAAATCATAAAGTTCAAATATCTCTTCTTTGTCGGTATTGACGAAGACAGGTGTTTTATCCCCTACCCACGCGCCAACGACATTATATTCCATAAACTCTTGTGCTTCTTCATACGTCATCTTATCACGTTTCACAAGTATTTCGCAACATTTGTGATAATCGTACACTAACAGGTCAGGTTGCCCGCACCTTCGGCCAACGCCTAAAACCGCTTGATCAAACCCATCTGCTTTTAACATTTGTTCTTCGTCACTCATTTTTATCTCCCATTATTTAGTTTATCAAAGTAATTATTTATTTTTTGTGCGGCGGGTAAAGATACTATTCCGCCTTTTTTAAATCTCATAAAATATTGACCACCACTGCCTAAACCAAATTTACTGTGCCAGTCAGCTTCGTACTGTAAAGCCTGTCTTTCAATATCCGGTAAATTTTCAAAACCGCCTGCTAAAAATTTTTTTCGGTGGAGCCCCACGGCAAACGGTTCGCCGCCAATCCACTGGATTAAACTCATAAAGTCATCCATTAATCCTCTCCTCTCAAAAAACGACCTAATTGACCGCGCATATTTAGATAAGAACCTGTTATTTTTTTAAGGTTAGGTAAACCATCTGTCGCTTTTTCTATCACATCTGTGTATTTCGGGCTACCCTGTACAATAACTTCTTCATATCCCAAAGTAGAGTTTTTAATACGATTAACCTGATCGGGGTCTGACAATAATTTCTTTGCCCTGTCCGGTGTCATAATTGTATCGTAATTTTTTATTGGTAGCTTTGGACTTATAAGCCCGTGTTCCGCGGACAATATAGCAATATCCAAATCTTCAGGTATAGTTTTATCACGAATAGATTTTTTTACCTGTTGATACATGGGTCCCGTATATCGATCTAAGGCCTGTACGGCTTCTATATCACTACATTTCTTACCGCCACAGGATAAAATTAATAATCTTTTTTTCTTATCGGGGCCCTCAACAATACTTTTAGAACCTAATGTTTCCTTTACAGCTTTACCAGAAAAATCAAAAGATTTTTGCATATTTTCAGACATAAGAACTTCGCCAAGCCCTTTATTGCTTTTTGCTATCTTTTGTGCTGCGCGAGGACCCTTTAAACCAGTACCTAACAAGGCACTTGTCCCAAAAGTAAAGGGTGCCAGTACCATAGCTACATCACCAGCGGTTGCTAAACCCTGCAAGCCTGCATCAAGATAATTCCCTCTCAAAATATTTTCTCCAAAACTAGGCAAAGGATTTCCATGGAAATCAACTGCATACCCTAAAGCATCCATAATACCCCCACCCGGCATCATTCCTGCTCCTGTGACAGCTCCACCATATGTTATTTTGCCTGCAGGTTTTTCAAAAAAACCGCCCACACCGTTTTCAGCCATAATAAGCTCTTATCCTTGTCTCTTTCAATTCGTCCTCTCCCCAATCGTCCGATGGC